GGTCCGGCGATGTGTGTTTGCGGCCATACCGCTGACTCTCATTCTGCCGGAACCGCTGGCGATAGATGCGACTACTGTCCCTGCGAGGACTTTGAGGAGAGCGATGATTAACGAGAAGCCGACGAAAAAAGAAATTGAAGAAGCCCTAAGATTCATGGGTGAGCATGGACGCATAAATCCGAATGGCGAAATACTAGCCAAAGCCTACCGCGCCCAAGCCCGCGAAATCGAGGCGTTGAAGAAGCGGGTGAAGGCGGCTGATGCCCTGGTTATCGGATGCAAAGAACGGGATTTACATACTTGACACAACCACAAATACCTGCTATACTGGTGGTGTAGGGTAAGTAAGGAGAAACCACCGTGAAAAAAGAAAAAGGACTTTTCCAGATGCTAGAGAATTTTCCGACGGAGAAATCATGTATTGAACATCTTGAAAAAATGCGCTGGCCGAAAGGCATTGTTTGCCCCTGTTGTGGAAGCTGTAGAAAAGTGTATCATGTATCGCGTGGTGAAGGCTATAAATGCGCCGATTGCCGCAAAATGTTTTCGGTCCGAAAGGGTACAATTTTTGAAGAGAGCCGCCTTCCTTTGCGCCAGTGGTTTGCCGCCGCGTTCCTTCTCACTTCAAATAGGAAGGGGATCAGCAGTTGTCAGTTGGCGCGTGAAATCGGCGTGACGCAGAAAACGGCTTGGTTCATGCTTGGGCGGCTTAGAGAGGTTGCGGGGGCAATGGGCGCGATCGGTGGACCCATCAGCGGGATCGTTGAAGCCGACGAAACGTATTTGGGCGGCAAAGAGAAAAACAAACACTTCGATAAAAAGCTCCATGAGGGACGCGGACCGTCCGGCAAACAGGCCGTAATTGGAGCGCGTGAAAGAGGCGGCAGGGTTAAGACTAAAATGATCCCCAACACGGAAAAGGACCAGCTTCACGACTTCATTAAGCAAAACGTGGTTGCCGGATCGAAGCTCTACACGGACGATCATAGGTCATATCTCGGGCTCAAAGATTACGACCATGAGAGCGTCAATCACAGTATGCGGGAATACGTCCGTGGGCAAGCCTACACCAACGGGATAGAGAGCTTTTGGGCGCTCTTAAAGCGCGGCTATTACGGCGTGTTTCATCATTTCACCTGGAAGCACTTACCGCGTTATCTCGCTGAGTTTGAGACACGTTGGAACATGGGGCAGTTATCCCAGGAAAGCCGGTTAGATTCTTTGCTCGGCCATTCCTCGGGAATGCGCCTAACTTATAAGGGGTTAGTGGCATGAACAAACAACATTCCCTCGCCATGTTCGACCTACTTAGAGCGGCGGTTACTCGGGTTCCGTTATCAGCGTTGAAGGCTTGGTTAAATCAAGTTCATGATGGGGATTGTATTGAACTCATGAACCGTATGCCCGTAGGCTCCGTGGACCTGATCGTAACGAGCCCGCCCTATAACCTACGCAACAGCACCGGAAACGGCATGAAGGACGGACGCGGCGGGAAGTGGGCCAATGCGAAACTGATAAAAGGCTACGAGAATCACGACGACTGTATGCCTCATGAGGAATACGTTAAATGGCAACGCGATTGCATTGCTTCTATGATGCGCGTTCTCCGTGAAGATGGCGCGATTTTCTATAACCACAAGTGGCGCGTTCAAGACGGAGTTTTACAGGACCGCCATGATATTGTCGAAGGCTTCCCAGTCCGTCAAATCATCATCTGGAAACGCTCGGGCGGCTTCAATTTCAACGCGGGATATTTCCTCCCGACCTATGAGGTTATTTATCTAATCTGCAAGCCGGACTTTCGACTTGCGGATAAGGCAAACGCGGCGGGGGACGTTTGGCAAATTCCCCAGGAAAACAATAATCCCCATCCAGCTCCTTTTCCGATAGAATTAGCTCAAAGGTGCATCCAGTCCACAAATGCCAAAATCGTACTCGATCCGTTCATGGGCTCGGGAACGACGGCCATAGCCGCCGAAGTCTGTAAGCGGGACTGGATCGGCTTTGAACTCTCAAAGGATTACTGCAAGCTGGCAAGGGAAAGAATCCAGGCATCACGACGACTCATGAAAAAATGACAATTCCCGACAAGCCCGCCCCTCCAAAAAACAGGAAAGAACTCTTTGAACGTCTTAGCGCAATCGTTCAACATGGTAAATACGAAATGCCAACGGAGAAGTATTCAGGGACCGGAGCCCCCGGTCTGTATCTTGAAGATTTACTCGGGCTTTCGACGGGGAATAGAGATGTGCCGGATACGCTAGGATGGGAACTTAAATTTTATTCGCCAGATACCAACCTGATAACGCTATTCCACAAAGAGCCCGAGCCCGAAGGCATCATGCGCTATATGGTCAGTAAGTGGGGCTGGAAGGACGCCAAGGGCCGTCTTAGCTTTCGGCATACGATTGAGGGCAAATCCGATATGTTCAAAGTCGAGACGGATAATGACCGGATTATCATAAGGCCGCTAAAAAACCCTAATGGACAGGTTCCGCATTGGACCTTCGACTCCATCATGGGATCGGCAGGAGCCAAGTTGCGCCGGTTAGTCCTGGTTCATGGGGTTAGGAAGGGCCAAAAGATCACTTATGACCGCACAGACTGTTTTGAGGATTTAGAGCTTAATTTCTTTGTGTGGGAAGTGGCGGCTGGAACAATCAAGATTGACTTCGATTGCAGGGAGGCAAAGCCGGATAGCAAGGGCCTCCGCAATCATGGCACTAAATTCAGGATTTCTCCTAAAGACGTATGCCGCATTTACTCAAAGAAAGAGCGCATTGGTTGAGCTAAGTATATAAGTCCCCAAAGGAACCCCGCTCATCACTCATTGCGAACAGCCGCAATCCAATGGCATTCAGAAGTGCGAAAAAGTTCCGATCATGAAGGAGAACGATCAATGAGACTAGGCCAACTTCTGGGAGATGGCAAAGAGGCTCTGCGCCAAGCGGCGCGGCAACAGGAAAAGCTCGTGCGGCGGCAAAAGCAAAGAGAGCTTGAGCGCGAAAAGACGCGCCGGCAACAGCGCAAAGGCTTCTACCGCTGGAAGGACGGCAAGCGCGTGACGGAATAATTTGCAATTCGCTTCACATCTTGACAAAAACGCGTAGCAATCTTATACTAGGCGCATGCCCGATAAACCATCCAAAGCCAATCCCGCGCCCAAGCAACTCACGGACCTGCGCCGATGCGCCAAGTGCGCGCGCAGGGCAAACGAAAATGAATTCCTGACGGCCGACGGGCAGCCAACGCCCTACTGCCAAGAGTGCCGACGGCTGGACAAGCGGCTCAATGCCGCCGTCTTAAAAAAAATCCCGGCCAAGGCTTAAGGACTCAATGTCCATGTCCGCACGCGGATCACGGCGCGGAGATGCTAGCGGAAGCGCAAGACCGCCCGTTCGCCATCGCGCCAAGCACACGGCCGATGAACTCCGCAACCGCGCCGATGAACGCCGCGGACCCAAAGGCCACAAGTCAAACGACTTCGCGGCCGCCATCGACTCGCTGAAACTCGCCAAGCGCGAACGGCAAAACTCGCTGCGCGCCCAAAGCGCCGCGGCAAGCGGTTTCATGCCGATGCAGAGCGAGGCGGTCTTTGAGAATGAGATGATGACGCTCATTCAAGACCTGCACGGATTGGGCGTAGGGGAGCGCGCCGGAGAAGTCAGCGGAGAGCGGCGCAATGCCGGCGACCTCGGAAATCTCATCAATCCGCTGGGCTCTCCGACCGCCGGCCAGACTCCCATCACCAGCTTCGGGCCCATGCAGGCCAACAACATCTACGCTCCCATCACCATCAACTGGATTTCGTGCATGTATGCCTACAAGACTCACGGCGTCTTGCAGACCGCGGTCGATGTCCCGGTGCTAGATGCTCTGCGCGGCGGCTTGGATTTTTCCTGCAAGGAACTTGACGGCGACGATTTGAATCAGCTGGAAAAGGTGATGGTCTCAAACGGCATCTATCGCGCCGTGCGGGATGCGAAGATATGGGCGCGGCTCTTCGGCGGCGGGGCGCTCATCATCAATGTCGAGGGCGACGACTACGCAAAGCCATTGGACATCGACAGAATCAAGGGCAAGGTGGAATTCTACGATGCGGCTCGGTGGGAACTGGGCTCCGAGGCGCGCATCCCGAAGGCCGGCTACTACGACTTCTATGGCCTCAAGGTCCACAAGAGCCGGGTGCTGACGCTGGTCGGCAAGCGCGCGCCATGGCTCCTGCGCTACCAACTCGCCGGCTGGGGCATGAGCGAATATGAGCGCATGGTTGAAGCCTTCAACGGCTACCTGCGAACGCAGAACGCCATCTACTCGCTCATGCTCGAAGCCAAGATCGATGTGTTCAAGCTCAAGGGCTGGAACACTCAACAGGCCAGCGGGGTAGGCCAGAACGCAGCGCAACGGCGCCTTGAGAAAGCCAATGCCCGCAAGGGCTACGAAGGCGCGCTGGTCATAGACCTGGATGACGAGTATCAGCAGAAGCAGGTGTCCTTTTCAGGATTGGCCGAGATGGCCAAGGAAAACCGGATGAACCTAGCACAGGCTCTCCGTATGCCGATGACCAAGCTCTGGGGCATCTCCGCCGCGGGCTTTAATTCCGGCGAAGACGACATCGAGAACTACGCGGCCATGGTGGAGTCCGAGGTGCGCGACGATTTGCGCCAGCCGTTGCAGCAAGTAGTGGACGTCGTGGCCCATTCCATCTCCGGCATCCCGGCCAAGGTAAACTTCTCCTTCAAGCCCCTTCGCATCCTGACGGCCCTAGACGAGGAGACGATCAAGACATCAAAGCACACGCGCTTCATGGCCCTAAAGCAGGATGGCCTTATCTCCGCGACCGAACTCCTGGACCTAGAACGCAAGGAGGGCTTGATTCCGGTGAGCTTGGGCGCGGATGAAGATGCGGCTCCGCAGAATTTTCTAGGCAAACCGCTCGATGTCAAGCAAGAGATCGAGGATCGACAAGTGGAAGGCTTCGGCGAGGAAGGCACGGAACCCGCGCCTCTAGGCTTTGACGGCCAGACTGGCATACCGGATGCGTCCGAGCACTCGCAGACCGAGAAACAGCCTGTAGAACGTTCTGTAGAACAGTCCGGTGCCGGAAGCCGAGAATCTAGAACAGCACCGATGGCGACGCGCGTATTGCCCGGGCGTGAAGAACCGATGGGAGCCGACGCGCCGGCCGGCAAGACCTCAAGCCTGCCAAGCAACTGGGCGGAGCATCCCGGTGGAGTGGCGGAAGGAGCGGAAGGCGCAACGGCTGCGGCCGTGCGTAAAATATCTGAAATGCAAGGGAGAGAAAGGCCATGAGCAACTGGTTTGACGATGTGAGAAAGGACATGGGCCCGCGGGCTCGTATCATGGTGGTCAACGGCGGCAATGTGCTGGTAGTCAAGGAGCGCGACGGCTTCTGGGGCCTGCCCGGCGGCCACATCGACGCGCGGGAATCTCCCAGGGACGCCGCCATGCGCGAGGCACATGAGGAACTCGGCATCTCCGTGGAGCTCCTGAACAACAAACTTCCGCAGCACGGCATGAAGCGCTCGGCGCCCATGCCGACGGAGGTCTTTTTGCTTGACCTCGATCAGCCCGGCATCCAGGCGGCCAATGTCATCGCGGACATGATGCCCAGCGAGGAGATCGTCGATTTCAAATGGGAGGGCCTGCCGTTTACCGATTCGGCGGGAAATGTCTATCGCATAGACCCGAGCGTGGAGCGCAAGAACGCGGCTCCGGACGCTAAGGCGGCCATCGCCATGTCCATCCAGGCCCTATCGGACAAGCTCTCGGCCATGGATGAAGGCGAGGACCAGGGCGCGCGGATGGCAGAGATGCGGCAGGAGGCCCAGAACCTAGGGCTACTGCTGGATGACATGTCGGCATCGGCGCACAAAAACGCCAATCCGAAAGGCGACATCGCCGAGATCGGGCGCCATGTGGAAGGCATCGAGCATGAGTTGGGAGAGATGGAGCCGGAATTCGCGCGGGACAACGCCTCCGAATCGGAACTTGCTCGAGCCTGGGAACTGCATGGGAAGGATATGCTTGGCTTTTTGGGATTGGGAGATAAGGCAGTTGTTGATGTTTCCGGGGCGCGTTACGGCAAACTAAAACCTTATAGCGAGCAGCCATCCGAAGTAAAACGTATTTGGAAAACATCATACGAGGATGCCCATGGCCGCAGGAATAGCGAGGCGCGCGAACACGGCAACGCCGGCCAACATCTTGCGATCTGCCCCGCAGGTTGCCAAGAAGCGCATGACTTCTGCCGCATTCCGAACTGCGGGAAGGTGGGAAAGCATCTCGCCTCGGACCACATTCCGAACCGCGAGGCATTGACGCCATTGGCCGCAAAAAGCAAAGGGCGCGAACACGGCAACGCGGCCAAGCCCGAGGTCCGCGAGATGGGCCGCGATGACTTCTCCATCTACCACAACGGCATGGAACTGCGCCAAGGACTCCACGCCAGCGAAGTGCCCGGCGCGCTCGATGAAGTGAAGCAGGAATTGCAATCCATTGCAAAAGGCGCGGATCGCCAGAATATGAGCGATGCCTATGAATTCATCAAACGCAATCTTCATATGTTCAAGAATTTCTCGTTTGAACGCGCTCAGAGCAAACTTGAAGCCGCAGGTTTTCCATCGGAAAAAGCACACAATGCCATGAGTAGGGCCTGCCGGGAAGGATTGGTAGGACCCGAACAAACAGTTTTTGGCATGGATCGCAAAAACCACATCGTCAAGGAAGGCGAGCACGACTTCAGGCTCCTGTCCCACAAGGGCAAGAACCTGGGCGATTTCCCGAGCCATGCCAAGGCGGCCAAGCACGAAGGCGAAGTGCAATGGTTCAAGGAGCATAAGAACGGGGTCAATGATGACCTTAAGCGCAAAGTGGTTGATGGCTGGAAAAATGGCAAGAGCATAGCCGATATGGAAAAAGAACTTGGTGTCAAGATTAAGACTAAGACTCGGTCTTTGGCCACTTTGTCTCAGGAATTGTTGAGCGGTGATTTTGATGTCTCTCGCACTAACGGCGAAGACGGCCGCTCTCAGATCGAGGACCCCGCCATGTGCAACTGCGGCCACGACTTCGAGCATCACAACTCCAGCGACCTGGACCCCTGCTCCGCCATGTCCGGCGGCAAGGAGTGCAAATGCTCCGCCTTCCGCATTGGGACTCCCAAAGGCGGCGGCGAGCAACCAGTTTCCGATGTGGTTTACTGACCACGACTCGGGCATCGGGTTTGAATTAAACCCCAAAAGAGCCCGATCAACAAACCAAAAAAGGGGGCAACATGATCGTAAAAGCCAAGGTGGCCGAACTGGCCAAGCAAGCGGAAGTGCGCGTAAGCGCGGAGTTCAACAAGGCTCTCTCCGAGAGAGTCGCGGGCATCGTCATCAACGCTCTTGAGGCCGTGAAGAAGGAAGGCGTCAAGACGCTCAAGGCGCGGCACCTGCCCTCGCTTCTTCAACAGCCGGCGAACGAAGAAGCCAAAGCGGCAGAAGGCAAGTAGATAAATCGTCCCACGATTTGCAACGAATTGCAAATTCGGGCGGGGCGAGTGGACAAAAAGATCGGATATAAAAGGGGGTCGCAAATGTCGAACCAGTCGAAGAACATCCAGAAGATTCTGGAAAGCGTGAAGGGGCCGAGCATCCTGCAAATCGGCATCGAGTATAACGCGCTGACGGGAAACCTGCGCTACAGCGCGCCGCCGGACAACATCCTCGCTCTGGGCATGATCGAGGTGGTGAAAGCGAACATGTTCGCGGAGATCGCGCGGATGAAGCTGCTGGGAGTCGTGCAGCCGCCAGCGAAGCAGCCGGCCGAGCAACCACCGACCGATAAAGCGGCCGTGCCACAGGAAGCGGACCAGACGCAGTTTGTCCACGGCCTAAAGAGCCAAGCCTATCAGGCCATGTATTGCGGGATCACGGCGCATAAGTATCCCGACATCAAGGCCGGCCAAGGGGCGGCAGTGACTTGCCCGCTCTGCTTGGCGAAGATGGCAGAGGAAGGAATTCTGAAACCATCAGCGCCGGAGGCCGCAACCCCAGCGGCAGGAAAGACCGAATAAATGCCGCGGATCGCGCTGCCGGGCTATCATCCATCAAGCAGGGCCTACGAGCCAGTGGATGATGGCCTGCGCGCGATTTTCTACGAACTCATCTTCAAGCCCCTGGCCGACATCATAAAATCGGAGCTTGGAATCAACGCGGGCAAGGAGATACGCGAAGCCTCCATGGACTCTGACGCCAAGGCTCTGGCCAAGGCCCTAGAGCGCGGCGTGATCCAGTATCGCAATGGCGTGTTCTCCGGGCGCTTCTCGGCCACGCTGGGGCGGGCGATACGAGCCATGGGCGGCCGGTTCGACCACCGCAGCGGCATCTACACCATCGCAAATGATGCGGTTCCGCCGGAAGTCCAGCGGGCGGCCGAAGCCTTCGGGCGCAAGTGCGCTATCGCTAACGGCAAGATGCGCCAGTTCCTGGCCACCGCGGATGAGATGCTTCGCCGGCAGATAGACCGCATCACGCCAAAGGAGCTAGGCGCCGACAAGATGACCAGGCAGGCGGATGGCCACTTTGCAACTCACTTCAAATCCATCGCCAAGCGAGTCGGCATCCCGTTTGACCAGGCGACGGAGGAAGACAAGAAGCGCATGGCGGCTCTCTACACCAACAACATGAAGCTCTGGATAAAGCGCTTCGCTGAGGACGAGATTAAGGAGCTGCGCGGCATCGTTGAGAGCAATGCCCGCGGCGGCTACCGTTCGACCTCGCTCATCCAGGACATCGGTGGCCGCTACGGCGTCTCGCAGTCCAAGGCGCGCTTCCTGGCCCGGCAAGAGACGAATCTCTTCATGACCATCTACGCCTCGGAGAAATACCAGAAGGCGAACATCTTCCGGTATGTCTGGCGGACGGCGGGAGACGGCGACGTGCGCCCGGGGCACAAGGAGCTAAACGGCAGAGTGTTCTCTTTCGCGCAGAAGGCGCCGGCGCAATACATGAGCACGGGCGAACCTGAGAACGCCGGGGAGGATTATAACTGCCTTCCCGGTGATCTACGGATTGATTTCGGAGGAGGTATAGAAAAATGTTTCCGGCGCTGGTTTAGCGGCGAATTGACCACGCTCGTTCTTGAATCGGGTAAAACGATTCGAGCCACACCTAATCATCCTGTGCTTACGTTGGATGGGTGGAAGCCGATAGGTGTCCTCAATGATTCTGACTATCTCATTGACCTGTCCAAAGACTTGGCCTATCTCCCAGGAAAATATAGAAATGAGCGTATACCCATGATCAGCGAGGTATTTAAATCGCTCAGGAAATCTGGCCTTAGCTTTTCTTTCCCAGGGAAGGCTGATCAATTCCACGGCGACGGAGCCAACGGAAATGTCGATGTTATAAGCGCCACAAGCCCGTTGCGGCTCGGCAGGCAATCCGCGTTGGATAAGAATGTCCATAAGTTCTCTCTCACCATGCCCGATCCGTTTGCATTTCGTCAAGGCGGCTTTCTCCAGCCATTGGCGGCGCACGGACGGCGCAATCTTCCTAGCGGCCGCATGAGCCGGGGCAGCCAGCCGCTTCCGCGCGGTGGCAGACATTTTGGAAAACCTGATAAGATTGGCTTCGGAACCATTACGGATGTGGACACCAGCCTCAAGGAGACGGCGTCTAATTACAACTCGTTCATATCCCGTTCGTTTGGAAATGGAAAGCTCACTCTCCCCGTCAAGATAGGCTCGAATGATGGGACTTGGATCAAATTGCAGGCGATTGGATGCGGGACGATGGATCGGGTTAAGCGTGTCAGCCATGTTAAATACTCCGGGTATGTTTATAATTTCCAAACTACACTGGGGTATTATACAACAGAAGGGCTCATTGTATCAAACTGCCGCTGCGTTTGCGAGCCCATTGTCGAGACGGAGTCCACTCTGGCCATCAGGATTGGCGACAAGATTCCTGCCAGCGCCTTCGATTGATCTGGATTAGAACATGCTGACAACGATCTCGGAAGTCCCGGAAGGGACCGAGCGTAAAAAAATGCTTGACAAGTTTCTAGCCATGGCTTATACTAGCGATGAAATGAGCAAGTTCTGCAAGACTCTCCTCGCCGCCACCGAGGTCAAAGCCACGGCCCAATTCATTCTGCACGTCAAGCACGGAGCGCTGGGCCGCACGGAGGTTCACTCAACGCTCTAATCCCCACGCCGCCGAATAAGCGGGCATCCTAAACCAGGACCCCGCGAGAGCTTGAAATCTTTTGAGCTTTCGCGGGGTCTTTCGTTTTGGCAAGGAGCCAAGAGGAAAAATCATGAACCTAGAAGAAGTGGCGATGGAAGGCGGGACGAGTCACGGGAGCCTCACGGATTTCGCGCTCTTCGGCTCTCCGAGCGGGCGCATGGCCTCGCTGGTGATGCCCGGCATGATGACCAACGGCAACATCCCGGAGCCGCCCGTCTATAGCGCCCCCAACTCCGGACCCTCGAGCGCGGGCGATGTGAAAGAGTCCTACGATCAGATATGGCCTGAGCGCTTCGCCGCCAATTTTATTGAGCCGGGGCCCTGCCTCTACAAGGCCACGCAGGAGCAGCCAAAGGACGAGATGGTGCTGCTCGAGGCCGACGTGTTGGAAAAGATGGCGCGTTCCTTGGTCGGCAAGCCGGTCGTGGACTGGGATCATGCCGATGTCTGGCCATCCATGATCGCGGAAGGCGAGAGCGACGGCATCGTGACGGATGTCTGGAAAGAAGCGGACGGCTGGTGGCATTGTGCTTTCATCGTTTGGACAAAAGACGCAATCGAGCATTGCAAGTCGGGCGCCTGGCACGTATCCTGCGCCTATGTCCCAACGCGTCGGGACATGAAGGCCGGCACCCATCACTCCATCCCCTACACGGAGAAAGTTTTGGACGGGGAGTATACGCACTTGGCCCTGGTCAAGAACCCCCGCTACGAAAAAGCCCGCATCCGGGCGAACTCGAAAACAGGAGGCTACAAAATGGCGTTCAAATGGCTGAATAAGCCGAAGCCCTCCGCGCTCCGCTTGAATGCGGGCGATGAGGAAGTGCTCGTCGATGTGGACGGCGAAGCCGTTCCCATGGCCGAGCTGGTCTCGGCGATGGCGGAGCAGGAGCGGCAGGACAGGGTTCTCTCCGGGGCGGATGAGGATGAGATCGAGATGGAGAACGGCGCCAAGGTCAAGCTGGGCGCGCTCCGTCAGGCTCACCGCAATCGCATGAACCGTAGAAACGCGGAAGAGAAAGAGCGAAAAGAGAAGGAAGAGAAAGACCGCAAGAACCGCGAAGAGAAGGAGCGCCGGGACCGCCAAGAGCGGGAACACGGCGCCGCGGACGGCGGCGGCCAGCCCAAGGATGCCGGCGCGGAGGACAACCCTCCCCACGGCACCGAGGCGGCTCACACGCTCTCCGAGAAATCCGAGAAGGATTTGAAAGAGCGGTTGCAGGCGGCAGAAGACGAGGCCGAGAAGCTCCGCAAGGAGAATCACGAGCTCAAGAACGGAAAATCGGCCGAGCTTCGCAATGCGGCCGATCTCCGGGGCTTGCCTCCGGGCGGCGCGCCGCAAGCCGTGCCGTTTCTGACCAAGCAGGATCGGATCAAGGCGGGGCGCGAGCGCATGAACTCGGCCTCGCAGGGTTCCGTCACGATGGATAGCCTCGGCGCGGGAAGCGTCGAGCACCGCGCGTAAAAGGAGGCATCTATGGGATCGCAACTCAACATCACCAACCAGGAGAGGATCACTCCTATCCTGGGACTGCTGGACTTCAACCTGCCGCCCACAGCTACCATCATGGCCGGCATCGTGAGTCCCAACCAGTCAGGCTCTCTCCAGCCGGGACAGATCGTCAAGCTGGACAGCACCATCACCGCTCAGGGGACGCTCAATTTCCTGGCGGCAGTGGATACCGACAAGCCCTTCGGCATGATCATCTACAACACGAGGAGCAACTCGGTAGCCACCCCGGGGCAGATTTACGTCGCCTGCCCCGGCGCTGGCGGCAACCCGATCATCTGGCACGTGGCCGGAGAGGCCATCACGCCCGGTGAGCTCTTGCAGTATAACACCGACGGCAGCATCAGCATGATCGCCGTGGGCTCGGGCACGACAATCGCACAGGCGCTGGATGTGGCGGCCTCGGGACAACTGTTCCGGGTGGCGCTGCTCAACGCGAACTACTAGGAGGCATGAGGAACATGGAATCCGGAATCTCACAAGTCGGAGCAGACCTCAGGGCTCTCCAGAACAGCGTGCAAGCGATGCGCTGGCGCCCTGGCATGACCATCCGTAAGAACAGCGACGGGAGCATCGACTCTTCGTCTCTGGGCTATCAATACGCAACTCAGTCAACGACCTTCATCCGCGCTAAAGTCCTCCAACAGAGGCTCTACCAGGTCAACATCGCGGACTTCGTTCCCTGCGATTTCGGGGCAGGGGCGTGGCTGGGAAACATCATCACCAACGCGACGGGCATCATCGCCGGGTCGTTCGCCGGCGGTTTGCGGGACTCCCTCAACCCGGGACCCTCGAACATCCCCCGCGCCGAGGTGGGCTTGACGCCGATCACCGCCAACATCAAGACCTGGGTGAGCGGATACGGCTACGACCTGGCTGAAATCAACCAGGCTCTGGCGTCCGACAACTGGGACCTCATCACGTCCCGCATCCGGGCCAACCGGATGATCTGGACGCTGGGCACTCAGGACACCGCCTTCCTGGGTTTGGAATCGGACCTGTCGCATTACCCGGGTCTGTTCTCCAACTCCAGCGTGACGGTGAACACCACGCTCATCACTGCGGCCATCAGCTCCCTGGCGTCCTCGCCTTCGAGCTTCCAGGCCGTCGTGGCGGGCTTGCTGCAAGCCTACGCGGACAACTCCAACTACACGCAGGTGCCGGACACCTTCGTGATGCCCTACGACGACTTCTTCGGGCTCGGAGCCGCGACTTCGGCGCAGTTCCCGATCAACAGCATGATCAAATACATGCTGGATGCCTTCAAGCAGATGACCGGCAAGGAGAACTTCAAGATTCTCCCTTCGCGCTACGGCATGGCCGCGCGCAACGCCGGCTTCTGGCATTCGACCGGGACCAACCGCTACGTGCTCTACAACCGGGACGAGGAGAACGGGGAGACGGTCAAGATGGACTTCCCCGTGGACTACACCTTGAACCCCGCGATGAGCGCGGACGGCTTCAACTGGAACGGCGTGGCCTACGGTCAGTTCACTGGCGCCATCGTCTACCGCGTGCCCGAGGTGCTCTACTTCGACTATCCGGCCTAAGGGCGAGATAGCGAAGGCAGCAGGATGATGATTCTTTGAGGAGAAAAGCATGAAAATCTTGAACCGTGGCGGCAAGTTCGTTCTGCCGCCGGCAGCAGAAGGGGGCCCAAAGCGGGAAATCCTCCACGAGCAGGTCGTGGACGTTTCCGATGCCGAGGGCAAGAAACTCCTGGCCTACCACCAGTTCGTCGTCGTCAAGGCGGGCGCGGTGGTGGCGGCAGCGGGCAAGCCCAAGGACGGCAAAGAGCCGGTCGCGGCGGGCGCGGGCGTCTCCGTGCCTGCGGCGAAGAAGTAGCGCAGCGCAGGCTAAGCGCAGGCTCGAAGTCAGGGGGTCCTACCGGATTTTAGGTTCGGTAGGACCCCACGGGCCGATTAGACGGACAAACGAGCAATAAAGGGGGAAGTGTGGCGAGTCCGAATCCGCCAGTCAGCGTGGCGCAGTTCAAAGCGCAGTTCACGCGTGATTGGCCATACGGCGCGGGCACCGATGCGGTGCGGGACGCGGACATCCAGAACGCCTTGAATCTGGCCGCCAGTTACTTCAATGCCGTCCTCTTCGACACCACGCCATTGGGTGCAGCAGGCTCTGGCAACACGACGACCGAGCAGACGCTGGCCTACCTCTACGCCTCGGCGCATTTCCTGGTGCTCAATATCCAGGCGGCGGGCGGATTGCGGGCGCCGTCCAGCTTCGGCGGCACGCGCAGCGGCTCCAAGGGCCCGGTGTCCTCAAAGGGCGTCGGCGGCATCTCGGAGAGCTACGTCTGGCCTCAGAGCGTGACGGACAACCCCATGCTCTTCCAATTTACGCAGACGGCATACGGGCGGCAGTATCTGCAAATGCTCATGCCGAAGCTCGTCGGCAATGTCGTGTCCATCTTCCAATGCTGGAGTCCGGAGAGCGGTTACTGATATGGACGCCAACCAGTTCAAGTATGACGACACGGGGCTAAGGTTCATGGCGGCCGTCCTGCGCGCCAAGACCAGCGTCAAGGTCGGCATCTTGAAGGGCAACCATGACGGCAAGGACACGGAGCGGCATGACGGCAGCGGCCTGAGCAACGCGGCCGTGGGGGCGGTGCACGAATACGGGAGCTTTACTGGAGGCTTCGGCAAGCATCCTATCCCGCGGCGGTCATTCCTGCACGATCCGCTCAAGAGCAAGCGGTTGAAGATTTTGGACAGAGCCAAGCGCGGGTTCCTGCTGGCCTTGAAAGGCGCCCCGGCCGTGGATTTCTGGGACGCCATCGGCGCCGAGATGGTCCGCACCGTTTTGCAATCCTTTGCAAACTCCGGCCCCGGCTGGGCGCCGCTATCGCCCGTCACCATCGCCTTGCGTAAGCGGGCGCACAAAGGCCGCAATGGCGGCGGTGAGAAGCCGCTCATCGACACTGGCGAGCTTCGCAAGTCAATTTCCTTCCGCGTGGATCAAGTCGGAGGCCAGAATGCTCCCTGACATGAGCGATGCCCTGTTCGATTTCGGCGATCCGATCTCTCTTGGCCTGATTGCCAAGACGGCCGTTGATTTCGAGTCGCAGGAAACCTTCACCGTTTTGAAGAGCATCTACGGCGTCAAAACCCCCACGCCGGCACGGGAGCTTCTCCTCTTGCCCGAAGGCGAGCGGCAGTTTAAGTATTGGACCTTTTATTCCGATGATACGAGCGTGCCTCTGGACTCCTACCTGCAAGACGAGGAAGGACTGCAATACCGCGTGACGGATTATGAGGATTGGGGCGCGAGCGGATTTAGGAAATACCAGTTGCAGCAGGTTCCGACAGCGGGCTCGGCCGGGAAGACGCTGGGCGTGACCGGTTCCGAAACCGGAGCGGAGAGCGCATAATGGCCCAGCAGAGCATCGCGCGCAACTCCACGCCGACCACGACGACCATCGAGCCGTTGAAGGCCGTGTGCAATCTGCTGGCCAACCAATTGAATCTGCCGGCGGGCAGGATGATGATCGACTATGAGCGCTGGCAAGTTCCGAACGAAGGTCTCTTCTGCGTCGCGGGCTATCTCGGCCCCTCTGAAACCATTGGCGCGGTGTCTTACCTGGACACGGCGACGGATGAGGAAGTCGATCAGGTGGCAATGGTCCATCACATCCAGATAGATTTCATGTCCATTATCCCGGACGACTCTGCCCGGCTCAGGAAGGAAGAAGTGCTCATGGCGCTGCGGTCATTCTACGCCAAGAGATATCTCTCTAGCGTTGGCGTCGGCATGGCCTGGATTTCCGGGGAGATGACGGACACGACATATCTTGAGGCGAAGAACTACATAAACCGCTACACCACGCGCTGCTCGGTCAACGCCCTGCACACCAAGCGGCAGAGCGCATCGTCCTTTGATACGTTCTCGGCGACTTTGCAGGTGGACTCGGAAGCACCAAAGACGATTGATCTAACGAAGAACCCATTCCCAAAAGGAGGATAACATGGCATCCGCGATATTCCCGCTTTCGGACCTGGTCACCGTCTCGCTCTCCGCGACTCCGGTTCTGCCCCAGACGCCGAATCAGAGCACGATACTTTTGGTCACGCAGGACAACATTCCGTCCGGCTGGTCCGCCGGCCAAGTCTTCGCCATCTACACGAGCCTTGGCGCCGTAGGGACGGATTTCGGCGTGGACTCGAACACCTATGCCATCGCCGAGTCGGCCTTTGCCCAGCAGCCGAACTTCCTGGGCGTCTCCGGTGGCTACCTCGTCATTTTGCCGAGGCTACAGAGCCCGTCCTTGGAAAGCATCCAGGCCGCCGTGGTCCGGGCCCAGGGGCTGGTGTCCTTCTTCGGCGTGCTCTGCGACCAGGAGCCCGCGGACATCGGCCAGACCGCGCTCTTGGCTCTATGCACCTACATCCAGAGCCAGAACCTGATGTTCTTCATCACGTCGAGCAATGCCAACGACGTGAACTCAGGCGGCCTCTTGGATTTGATCCGTCAGGCGAGCGATGAGAACACGCGCTACGCCTACTACGGCACCGCGCTCAAGAATGGCGCGGGAGCACAGCAGACGCAAATCTTTGCCGCGGCCTATGCGGCGCGGCTCTTGTCCGTCAATTTCACGGCGGCGGGGAGCACGCTCACCATGCAGGGCAAGCAGCTCTCCGGCATCGGAGCGGACAACACGCTGACCGACACTATCGTCACGGCGGCGCAGGCGGCCGGGGCCTCGGTCTACGCCAATTTCTCAAGCTACGTCTGCCTCTACGAGAGCGGAGCGAACAACTGGTCGGATCAAATCCAGAACCAGCTCTGGCTGGCCATGGCCTTGCAGACGCAGGGATTTGACACCATCGTGGGGCAGGCGAACAAGCTGCCGTTTACCGAGAACGGCATGAACACGCTCAAGGCCGCCCTGGCCATCACCATGGCCCAGTCGGTCTTCAACGGCTTCATCGCCCCGGGCGCGTGGCCGGCGGGGTCAAACACCTTCGGCCAGCAGGCGGTGTTCTTGCAGAACATCTCAAATATCGGCTACTACATCTACTCCGCGCCGGTCTCGGGTCTCACGCAGGCTCAGTTGCAGACGCGCACCGCACCAGCAATCCAGATCGCCTGCCTAAGCGCCGGCGCAATCCACAAGGCCGCCATCCAAGTCACCGTGGCGCTCGGATAAAACAGGAGGAACTATGTCCGCAACCTCAGTAATTACCCAGACCGACACTTTGCAGATCAACAACCAGGTGTTCTCCACTTTCGCCAACAACGACTGCGGAAAGCTCACCTTCCCCGACGAGTTGGTGGAGATGGACATCGGCAAGAACGGCAACATCATCGCCGCGGTGAACTTCAAGGGGCAGATCGTGGACTTCGAGCTGCGCCTGCTCCTGGCCGCCGTGGACGACCAATACCTCAACGGCATCCTAAACCAGTATCAGAGCGGCGCCGTGGCCTTCAACACCGGCGTCTTCGTCAAGAACGTCGTCGATCAAAACAACGATGTCCTCTCGGCTACGATGGCCATGAGCGGCGGCATCATCTCCAAGGCCCCCGAGCTTATGACCTCGGCGAGCGGCAACGTCGAGCAGGCCGTCGCCGTCTGGCACATCCGCTTCGGATACTGGCAGAGGAAGATCACCTAGTAAAATGTCAAAAGAGCAAGAAAAACACGCAAAGCCTCTGGCCTGGTGCAAGTGGACGGCGGACCCGACGCGGCCTAAGCTCAGGACGCATCAGATTCCGTGCATGCTGGGGCTGACCAAGGCGCAGCGCGCGCTTTTCAAGCCGAGGGCAACGCCTTTGCCTTAATTTGCAATTCGCTTCAAATATGAATCAAAAAGGGGGTCGGTGATGGAAAACAGCAGGGGGAAAGAAGTCGTGCTCAGGAGCGGTGCCAAGCTCTTCATCTCATGGGCTCCGTTCGAGAAGGCGTGCCAACTCTTCAAGGCCGTGGCCGCTGCCACCAAGCGGGCCGGCATCCCTAAGAACGCCGAGGAGCTAGACCTCATCAAGCGCGAGTCTACGATGATGCTCTTCTGCGACCCGGATGTCTACCGCTTGGCCTTTGAGTGCTCGGCCTCGGCGACCTACGAGGGCCGCAAGATAGACGCCTCGCTCTTCGATGACAACGCCATCGGGCCCAAGGCATCGAGCGACCTGGTGGAGATTTTTTCCGCGCTGGTGGACTTTCACACAGCGCGTTTTTTTCCGATAGTCTCTTCCGCATCAGGGGCGGAGTCTCAAGGCGCGGCCGCAGGCCGCCCGTAGACATCCGCGCGGACGAGGCGCTAGTCGTAGCCCTGGGCTTGGCGAAGGCGGGATACTGGAGCGGTGACGTGGGCCGCATCCTAAGCGCCCCGGCGGACCAGGTCCTGGCGGCGCAGGAGTATGAAAGTTTCATGGCGGATTACGAGGAAGCCTACATAGAGCTTAATCGAGAGCAATAAATGGAAAAAATCGCAGAGCTGTTCGCGGAATTCCGGATCAAGTTCTCGGACTTTGCGTTCAAGGCTCTCAACACCACCCTCTCCGACCTCAAGCTCCTGACGCTCGGGGAGCTCTTCGCCATCGACCGCTTGGCCTCGGGCTTGGTCGATCTCGGCTTCGAGGCGGTGAACACGGCGGCGCATTTCCACATGCTGGAAACGGTCTACGGCCTCAACGCGCAGGCTCTCCAGCGCATGGAGAAATCCGGCCTTGATTTCAACGTGTCCATGAAGGCATCGGAAGAGACGGCGGTGGACCTGCAAAACCAGCTCGCGGCGTTTTCCTTGGGGCAGGGCTCGGGCTCCTTCTTGCAGGCTGCCGGATTCTTTGGGCTTAACCTAAAGCCGGGCGAGACGGAGCAGGACATCTTCAAACAGTTGGAGCAGAAGGTGCCCGAATTCATCAAGTCCCATGGACCGCTAGGGAAGGCCGAGGCGGCCCATCTGTTGGGGATGATGGGCATTCCGGTCGAGGAGTTGCAGCGTCTCATCGGAAACCGCGTGACGCACCAGGGAAATAAAATGCCCAACCTGACCGAACAGCAGATCGCGGCCATGACCAAGATGAAGGTCTCGCTCGATGTGGCCTCGACGGAGATGCACTACCTAGGCTACACGGCCATCGGCAACCTGATCCAGGTCTTCGGACCCATCGCGGAGGGGATATACAAATTTCTCGGCTCTGCCGATGTCGGAATCGGGAAGGCGGCCGGATGGTTCAATGCCGGAGACTACGAGACACAAGCCGAAGCACGCGCCCAAGCAAAAGGATTTCTAGCTCATGCGGCCGTAAAGCCCTGGTGGGCCAACGGCCAAGGCGGCCAGAGCGTGAATGTGACGGTCAAGCAGACCAATCACATCAATGGGTCGGTTGATCCCGAGAAGATAAAGAAAGCCCTTAAAGGGGGCGCGGATTATCACGCGCAGAAGATAAAGACGGCGCTGGCCCGCACGGCGCCCGGGCAATAGACATGGCCATCACGGACTACACCAACGGCGCGGCGCGGACGGTCTCCGGGGCGTTTACAAACATCCAGGGCGCCCTCAACGGCCAGCCATCCGCCATTACCAGCTATCTAAGCAACCTGACCGGCCTTAAATTTTTGCAACCCAAGGGTCTAGTCGGCATCGGTGGATTTCTATTCGATACCTTCGCCGAGGACAGCCTACATTTGGCCGCGGAGATTACCGACCATTGGGCAGAGGACAACGCCGCCATCCAGGATCACTCTGCCATCGCGCCCATCCATTGCTCGCTCTCAGGCTATGTCGGCGAGTATGTTCTGCCAAACCCTAAAGGCGGCGTGGTCGGCATCCTAAACACCGTCGCTCAAAAGATGGGGTCGATCCCAGCCTACCTGGGGAAATACACGCCCGGAGCCCTGCAAAAGCTGACCAATCAGGTAAACGGAGCCGTGGCCAAGGCGCAGAACTATGTCAACGAGGCAAACCAATATCTCAACCAGGCTCAGACCATCGCCTCGCTCTTTAAGAGCGGCAACGGGGCGCCTAACAAGCAGCAGGCGGCCTACGCGACCCTTTCCACGCTTCTTGGCAACCATGCCCTCTTTAATGTGGTCACGCCCTGGACGACGCTGCAGAACATGATGATCGAGTCGGTCGATTTGATCCAGCCGGAGAACACGCCGTCCAAGACCGAGATCACGGTGAGCATGAAGCAAATCCGGGTGGTGCCAATCTCGGGCTCCGAGACGCCGGCCAGCACGGTCAATAAGAGCCAGGGGCGCGCGCAGTCTCAACGCCAGCCGCTGAGTCTCAACGGATCGACCCCTGGAACGCCGACGCCCATCGCGTCCCTAGTCTCTCCGACAAATCCGCTCAATCTCTCGGTGGTGTCATGATCACCGTCGACAACCTCTCAAATGCCGCCTTCCAGCAGGTGCAACTGCAAATGCCGGATGGGAGCGCGGGGCAACTGACCGTCTACTACCGCGCCGCCGCTTCCCGGTGGTTCTTCGATTTCGTCCACGCCCAGTTCCCGACAGGTTCGCTTCTAGGCTCGGGGCTATGCGTCCATCCGAATCTGCTCAGGCAGTTCAAGAATTTCCTTAATTTTGGAATGGCCTGCGTGACCGGCAGCGGCCTAGACCCCATAACGGTTAATGATTTTGCCAGCGGATACGCTACCCTCTACATCTTGGACGCTTCGGATGTGGCGCAAGTGGAAAAGTCATATTTCGGAGTCCTGACCTAATGGCCACGGCACAAGCAGGGCTGACCACTCTAGCCCCCGGCTCTAAATTCCAGAGAGTATTCTGGATGCAGGTCATGGGTCAGACCATCACCTGGACCATCACGAGTCCGCTGACGCTGGAGCTTGACATCAACCGCGGCGCTTACCAGGCCACGGCGGAGGGAGAGTTTACCATCTACAATCTTGGAGCCAACGCTAGATCGGACATCTACCTTGACTGGAACGATCAGTTCGCGCAATCGGGAGGCTACCGGAAGATCACGGTGCGGGCCGGCTATGCCTCATGGCAGAATCAGACGGGGCCGCAGAATCCGCAGTCGCTGCCCGTTATCTTCGACGGCTATCTCTACAACGCCTATTCGACGCGCTCCGGGCCATCATGGATCACGACCATGCGGGCTTGGGATGGCGGATTCTCAAAGGCAAATTCCTACATCAATACGACCTTTTCAAGCGGAGTCAATTTCAACAGCCGGGTCAAGCAGGTGGCGGCCGCCATGACAAACGTGACCAGCGTCTACATCTCGCCGCTTATAACGGCTCCCGTGACGCGCGGGCGGGCCTATTGCGGCAGCCCATGGGATATTCTGGTCCAACTCGCAACGGCCGCGAACGCAGATGTGTTCATCGACCTAGGCAAGCTCTATATGGTGCCAAAGGGACAAGCGGTGCCCGGCCTTGGCGCCGGAATCACGACCATCACATCGGACTACGGCCTCATCAATACGCCCATCAAGCAGAAATTCTACGTCTCCTTCGACATGCTCTTTGAGCCGCGGCTGCAGATAGGCCAGAATATCAACCTGCAAAGCCTCGAATCGGTCAACGACGGGAGCTATACACTGGTGGGCCTCAAGCACAGCGGAATCATCTCTGACGCGGTGGGCGGCGAGTGCAAGACCACACCTACCTGCTGGTATTCCTCATCTACGGCGGCGGTCGCATGAGCTCACCACAAGGCGCCGGCCTTCCCATCGCCGAGCCGGAGCTTGAGGACATCCTCAACATCTCCGAGCGCGCGCTCCTGGCCAATTTCCACGCCATCAAGATCGGCAACATCCAATCCTTTGACGCGACCCATCGCACGGCGAGCGTCCAGCTATCCTTCATGTTCCAGAAAAAGGACGGGAGCTATCAGACCTATCCAAAGCTGGTGGACTGTCCAGTCTTCACCTTGCAGGGCGGCGGCTTCTCCGTTCAGATGCCGATATCCGCCGGCGATCCGTGCCTCGTGCTTTTTGCCGACCGAAATATCGACGCCTGGTTCGCTGGAGGCGGCGTCCAACCACCGCCTGACGGGAGCATGCACGCGCTGGGGGATGCCATCGCATTGGTGGGCGTCAACTGGCAAAAGGACGCGACCATAGCGGAATACTCCGGCTCCGAGGCTAGGATGGTAGACGCGGCCGGAACGACAAAGGTGGGAATGACAGGCGGCAAGATCACGGTGCAGAACGCCGCGCAGAACCTCGCCACGATTCTAGCCAATCTTTTGACGGCTCTGGAAAGCCTGACGGTGACGGTGAGCGGCTCGACCGGGACGGTGAGCGCGGCGACGGTGACGGCCCTAGAGGCGGTGGGGACGGCGCTCCAGGCGCTCCTATACTGACATGATCGTGCGATCTTTGACGGCTCAAGGAGACTGGGTGTTCGGCGGCGGCGCGTCGAACTACCTGACCGGCGCGGCGGCCATAGAGCAGAACATCAGGACGAAGGTGCTCATGTGGGTGGGCGACTGCTTTTATTCCATGTTCTCGGGCGTGGACTGGAAGAACCGCCTAGATGTTGGCCAGCAGGACAACCTCATCCAGGAGATAAAGCAGGTAGTGCTGGCCAGCTACGGCGTGACGGGCGTCAACTCCATCAGCGGCGTGTTCTCCTCCGCCGCGCGCCTGGAAACCATCAGCCTCAACATCAGCACCATCTACAGCCCGTCCCAGCAACTCACAATCCCAACTCAGCAGGTAGGAGTCTAACGTGGCGACGAACTCTTTGACGGCCAATGGCCTCACCATTCAGCAGGTCTCCGACATCGTTGCGGAACTGACCGACGGATACACGACAATCTACGGGGCCGACATCAACCTGGACCCGGACACTCAGGACGGGCAGAGCATCAACATCTTCGCCACGGCGGTAGAGGACGGCCTGGAGCTTTTACAAG